CGTCTTCTGCAGGCCCTGCAGAGCAGCTTGGTATTTGGCATTCTCGATTTCGATCTCGCCCTGCACCTCCTGTTGCCCGGTGATGTTGCCGAGCTGTAGTTGGGTCTGGAGGTTGTTCTGCTTGATCGAGAGCAGCGTTTGCGCCTTGCCCTGCGCCGCATCGATCTCCGCCCGGTCCTGCGCCTTTTCGCGGGCATCGTCCAGAGCGTCGAACTGGCGATCGAGTGCATCTTCCTGAGCCCGCAGCTTCTGCTGCTCAGCAAGCTCCTTGGCGGCCTTGTCTCTGTTGTCAGGCGTGTATTTCTTGTTGCCGCCAGCGGACACCTCTGATGGCCCTGGCGTGCCAAAATTCGCCCGCAGGCGGTTGCCAAGGTTCTTGCCCGAGGTTTCGATGTCGGCAAAGGTACTGGTCCAGGCATTGCGAACGCCAGCGGCGGCCTGTTCGACCGTCTGTTGCGCACCATCGAAGTCGCCGTGCAGGGCCTGAGCGGACGCCTTGCCGAGCAGTCCCACGCCGTCATAGACCGATTTCAGCGTGTCGTAGATGCCGCTAAGCGACCGCACCAGCTGATAGGCGGCGACAAACACCGCATCGAATACCGAGACGATGACCTTGAAACCCGTCACGATGGGATCGATTGTTGGACCCAGCACGTCGCGCATTTCGGTTGCCAGGGCGGTCAGGGCGGGTGTCAGCGCATTGCCGAGCTTGACCTGCAGGGTATCGAAGACGATGCCGAGGCTGTTCGATGCCTGTTCGAATTGCTCCGACCGCTCGATCTCATCTTGGGTGGTGGCACCATAGATCGCCAGCCGCTGGGCCGTCTGGTCATAGACCTCAGCCGTCAGCTTCTGGATCTTGTAGACCTCCTGGGCGCCCCGGCCGAACAGCTCCATGCTGACGAGGTTGCGTTCGGTACCGGCGGAATACTGGTTCAGCACAGCGACGGCGTTCTGCATCAGCTGCTGGCCGCTGACCAGCTGCCCGTTCTGGTCGCGCGTGGCAACGCCGAGCTGGACGAAACGATCCTCGTTCGCCTTCAGCTGGCGCTCCAGCTTGAACTGCATATTGGTGTATTCGTCGGTACTGACGCCGACCGTAGCCAGGGCATTGTGCAGGACGTTCGCAGCTCCGGCCGTCGTGCCGAGTTGAAGCGTCATCGCCTCGATGCCTTCATTGAACTCGGCCGCGCCGGAAGCCAGCTCTTTGATAGACGCCAGGCCTTCCTTGACCTTGTCGAAGGCAAAGGCCGCAACCGCGAGCGCGGCAAGGCCGGTGAAGAGCTCCTCGATCCCGCGTACTGCCTCGCCGATGCCACTGACGGATTCGGTCAGGCCGCTGAACTTCTCCTTGATCGTATCGGTCGCCTGGGTGACGGAGGCGGTTGCCTGATTGAGACCGCTTTTCAGCTCAGCGGTTTGGGCCCCAATGACAACATCAATTCTATCGTCGGCCATAACGGCTCCAATAAAAAACCCCGCCGGAGCAGGGTTCTATGATTCAGATCGGATGTTTTGGTTTTAGGTTTCTCGATGCGGCGTCATCTCGACCCAGCCAAGCTGCATATTTCGCGCAGCCACAAGGCGCCTAGCCCGGATGGCATAGATGATGCCTGCGATGAAATAAGCCGGCAGGAAGAAGAGGCAAAGCACGAGGATAACAGCTGGGATCCAGAGCTTCTTATAGGCGAAATAGAACGGCCAAAAGATCAGCGCCCATAGCCACGCATTGCTGACATCTTCGATCTGTCCGGTGATCGGATGCTTGAAATACGTGCCGCCCGGCACGGTCCCGGGACTGCTGGTCTGGGCTATCACCGTCTTCGGTCGCCGAACAATTGCCCGGATTACGAAGAACGCCACGATCAGAATTATCGCCATCGGCGCGAAGCTGCCGATTACCGAATAGATATCAGCTTGATGATTCACCCAGGCCTCCCTAGCGCCATCAGTTCCGCCAGGCCGCCACTGGTATTGTTCGTGGCGGCCACTGCCCTGGCGGGGGGCTTGTAGCCCACATAGGCAGCGAGAAGTATATGGGTCGGCGGACGCTGGCTCCAATAGGAATGCATTGCCGTCAGGCGGGGTAGCGTTAACTGGTCGACCTCATCCCACGTCCAGCCTGTGCACGCTATGACATGGGCGTAGAGGGCATCCCAGTCTACTGGCCCCCCGCCACCGCTTCCCCCGAGGAAACGAGTCCGGACAACGACTTGAGGGCCTTCATCGCATCAGCGGCCGTGCGGCTGTCGAGCAGGTCCTCCAGCTGATCCTTGGTCATGTCCGGATAGTTCCGGCTGAACGAGGCGTGCAGCAGTTCGATCACCGCGTCAAGCTGGCTGATCACGCCGCCGCCCTGGTTCAGGGTCTCGAAGATCGGCGCCAACTTCTTCAGCTGCCGGATCGTCAGGGGCGCCAAGGTGTATTCCTGGCCGCCCAGCTTTACGGCAATGCCGTCAATCAAATCAGGCATTTATCACTCCGAGGTCGAATAGGTCATGAGATTGTTCGACGCATCGCAGAAGCAGTCGAAGTCGATCTCGGGGATCATCCAGTCTTCAAGCTTGGTCTGAAGGCTGAACTTGTTGGAGACGCAGGCCAGCATCTTGATGGTGTTGACCGAGCCGTTGATGCCCGCATTGAACATCAGCTGGAAGGTCGGCTGGACGCCCAGCAGCGGGTTGCTAACGGTTGTCTTCTGCTGCGACAAGGTGCCGGTGCTGGTGTAGGAGTAGCTGATCAGCACGGTCTTGGTGGTATCGGCGGTGTTGAAGGTATAGACGCCACCGGCGCTGACCGAATACTGGCCGGCTGCCGGGGTCGCGGCCACCTTTGTCAGCGGCAGACCGGTCGCCGAGTAGAAGACGCCCAGGTCGTCGGCGAAGGTCGCCGCATTGGCGACGGTGACCTGGAACGGGGTGGTGGGGACGACGCCGACTTCGTTGTTGGCGATGCTCAGCAGGCCGACAGCGGTTGTCGTGCCGAATAGGATATCGTTCAGCTGCCGGCCGAAGATGCGGGCGAACTTGGCCTTACCGCTGACCTTGGCCGTGCCGCGCCCGACCGCGACCGGGAACTGATACTGGCCATAGAGGGGCTTATTGCTGAACGAGATGTCGATCGAGCCTTCCTGCAGGATGCCGAACGGCAGCGGGGTTGATGCAGCAACATCGGTCCGCGTGGCCCACATGGAGCCCGAGCCAAAGATGAAATCAGACATGGGGCTTACTCCTCGATTGCCTGGAGCAGCTTGGCCTTGAGAGCGTCGAGGCTGCTGGTCAGGTGGTTGTAGGCGGCGGTGGTCTGGGCGACCGGGCTGCCGTGGATGTGCTCGCTGACCCAGGCATTGACGGCGTCGCTGATCTTGTCGGCCGTGGTTGGCGCAGCAGTGGTCTCGGCGGGTAGCTGAGCTACCGCCGTTTCATCGTTCGGCATGGGTGTCTCCGGGGTTAGGGAACGAGGATCGAAATCGGAATGATGGCGATCGACTGTTCGCCGAGGGCGCCGTCGAAGACCTCGACCTCGCCATCGAGCCAGCAATGGCTGACCATGCCGCCGAGGGTCTGGACGTTCTGCATGAGGTCACTGCCGGGGCCGGGGCCGAGTGACTTTTCGATAGCGTCCATCAGGTCATTCAGCTTCGTCGCCGGGATCACATTCGGATCGGCGCCAGTATTGACATAGAGATAGACCTCAGCCCTCAGCAGCCACTTGGGCGGCAAGCCGCGACCGGTTTGCTGGGGCTCTTGGTTGCTCTGGACCATGAATAGCGCGGGCTGTACGCTGACAGTCGACCAGTGCTCCAGCCGTCGGCTTGCGCTGACGATGCCGGGGATCTGCACCAGCAGGCCAAAGAGTGCCGCATAGACGGTCTCGCGCGGAACATTCACGGCCGGATCGCCTGTTGCAATGCACTCGATAGGCCGGCGCGGATCTCTGGCGCCATATCCTGCAGGGCGGTGCGCAGGAACGAATGGGCTGGGTAGCTGACCTCGCGGGTGAAGGCCCTGACGGTCACGGAGACCGGGCTGATCGGGCGACCGAACGCCTGCTTGATCTGCCGCAGATGCTCTTTGACGCTCTCGGTTCCGGTGAAGCCGTATTCGTGCCGCGCCGCATATTCGACGTTCGTGCCGACCGAGGCGGTGATCTCGGTCACGCCTTGGTTGAGGCGGTAATTGATCGACCTCGACAGTGTGCCGGTGCGGCGCTTCAGTACCTGCCCGGACAGCTTATCGGTCTTGATCTTGGCTTGCAGGCCGACCGCCAGGCGTGTCACGGCGGCGGTCAGGGTGGCTTGCGTCCTGGCCGGCAGCTCGCGCAACCGGGCGACAACGCGCTCGTCGCCAACGATATAGCCATTGATCATGCCTGGATGACCTTCTGATAGCTGTAGAGCAAGGTCCGCACGTCAGACGGCATGTCCTTCATGCTGTAGGTCGTGGTCTCGGCGCCGATCGCCTGCGATGACTTGCCGATCCAGGCGCGCTCGCGGTAGCGCGTTGAGACGACCTCGATGCAGGCCTGCGCCAGATCCTCCGGGATCGAGGCAAAGCCCGCGGTATAGCTCACCGCCACGTTCTGGAATCCCCTCGTGAAGCTGTAACCGCGCAGATAAAGCAGCTCGCCGTCGGTCACATAGCCGTTGACGGTCGGGCCGGTCGAGGCGGGAATCGTCTGGCCGTCCACCGTCACGCTGGCGATCGCCGTCACCGGATAGTTCGGCATCGCCATCCGGTTCATGCCGACGCCGTTATAGACCTCGCTGTAGCTCTGGCTCAGCAGGTCACGCGAAATGACCCTCTGCATGAACTGGCTGCATGCCGTGATGAGACGCGACAACATCTCATCGTCGTCGCTCGTGGTCTGCTTGAGCCACGCCTTGACGTCGGGCAGGGTCGTGAAGTCGCCAGCGGTCATGAGGGTTACTGCTTGCCGGCTGCCTTGGCGGCCTCTGCGTTGGCGGTATCCTTGGCCGCTTTCGCTGCTGCTTCGTCGGCTTCCCGCTTCGCATCGGCTGCAGCCTTGTCAGCGGCGTCCGCATCCGCCTTGGCTTTCGCTTTGGCCTCGGCAGCCAGTTGCTGCTTGGTCTTGACCTCTGCCTCGGCAAAGCCAAACGGGTGCATCTCGGCCAGGAACCGAGCTGCCTTCTCGTCCGGCACATCGAAAGTGCCATCTTCGCTGATGCCGATTTCGTTGCCGTCAACAGAGATCGAGCTGATGCTCTCGGGGCCTTTGAGTTTCATGATGGTCTCCACGCTGTAGAAATGCGGGCGGCAGCCGAAGCCGCCGCCCAGGCTTCTGGGAGAAACAACGGTGACTGAGATCAGCCGTTGGCGATGTTGGTGATAACCGCCATGGAGGGCGGAAAATAGTGCTGCAGCACTTCGTCCGCATAGACACCGTATTCATACTTGCGGGTCTTCAGCGGCCATTCGAGTTGATAATAATCCTGCCTGCAGAGAACGCGGCGGACGCTGGCGACATTCGACAGCGGGTAAGGCAGCTCTTCGGTATCGAACAGCACCGTGCCCGGCGTCAGGTTCGGATGGATGCCGATCGGGATTTCCTTCATTCCTTCCATCGTGAACTTGTTGAGGTAGGACCGCACGGCGACGCCGCCGGCGATCATGCCCTGCTCCGCGTTGAACACGAAACGCTGAGCGGCCGTCGACGGGGCGGCCAGGATCTTCTTGCCGACGTTGTTCATCTCCTGGGATGCAACCCAGATCTTCGACGGTGACAGCCGGTAATTGTCCCAAAGCGCCTGCAGGACCTTGTCGAACTCGACGATGCCACCGGCATTGTCGCTGGTCAGCGGCGTGCCGGCGCCGATCGTGCCGGTGGGCTGCACCAGGATGTAAGCACCCGAACCCGGCTTAAATGCCTGGGTGAGCAGGCCATCGAACACCAAGCCGTTCTGGGAGTTGTCATTGGTGCCGAGAGAGGCCGCTGTCTGCGTGCCGGCCGCGGTTGCCGTGATGACGATCGAGTTAATGCTGGTGATGGCACCGAGCACTTCCGAGCCGGACGCACCCCAGAACCACGCATAGCCAACCGCACCGTTGACCGCTGCGACACTGGCGGCGATGCTGCCAGCCGAGCCGGACGCGACGGTTGCCGAAGCCGCAACTGACTTCTTGGCCGAGCCGCCGCCGTAGGTATCGCTGGTGCCATCCGCATTGGGCCGGGTAACGGCTGCACGGATGCCGCCGGCGACGCTGCCGGTCAGCATGGCATCCAGCGTCAGAGCGACGCAGATGACCGAGTAGGTCGCAGCCGCCAGCGATCCGCCGGTGATCGCACCAACAGCGGTCGGGGTCGGCGTGGTGCCCAGCGCCAGGCTGGTATTGCCACCCAGGAGCACCTTCTCTTCGCCGATCATCAGGCCGCGAAGCAGGCCCTGCACCGCGCGGGCGCGGACATCGTCGAAGGTCTGGCCCGCATATTGGGCTTCGAAGGTCACGTAATCTTCCATGCCGATGCCACGGAAGGCCGCGAAGTAATCGGCCGTCGAGCTGGCTTGCACGCCGCCGCGGTTGCCTTCGGAGACACCAATGGCGAGCGAGCCGGTGTTGATGCCGGTGATGGCGCGCCAGTTGGCCTGGATGCCGACACCTCCGGTCACGCGCGGGATGCTGTTGCGTAGCGGCGTGATGACCGGATAGAGCAGCTTAGCCGGGGCTTCCAGGCTATATGCATTCAGGCCGGATACGGCCGAACCGGGCTGCACCCAGGCTTTCGCCAAAGCGCTGTTGAGGATGTCGTTGTTCGGAGCTGCCATCGCCTCCTTGAGGAGACGCAGCGTTTCAGCAACGTTATTGATCGGGGCGTTCATGATTAGCTCCATGAATCAAAAAGCCCGCACGGAGCGGGCTGGGTGCCTTGCCGAAGGGCGCTAAGGGCGTGGGCACCCGTCCCCGGGGCCGCTAGACCGTCTCCGGCCTGATGGTGAATCCTGTCAGATGACCGGCTGCGGACCGGCCTTCTGGATGAACTTGATCATTTCGGTGGCTTGCTGTTCCGGCGTCATGGCCGAGACGCGCTCGACGAACTTCTGCATTGCCGCTTCCTTTTCCGGATCGCCACCGGCGTCATCACCTTTGCCGACGGCGCGGATGCTGCCTTTGGCCGGGGCGGGCTGCTTGGCGAGTTCTTCGACGCGCTTCTGGAGGGCTTCATTTTGGGTCTGGAGCGGCGCAACTGCATCGGCAATAGCTTTTGCAATGGTCTCTCTCAAGGCTTCAGCCTTGGCGAGTTCCTCCGCTGCGGCCTTGTCTGCTGCCGCCTTGGCGAGGTCCTTGGGCTTGCCAGCCAGCTCGACCACCGTGACAACCGCGTCAGCCTCGGCGTTGGCAGCCGCCATTTCGGCCGCTTCCTCGGCAACCATCTCTTTCAGGATGCCAGTCAAGCTGTCGATCGCCGCCTTCAGCTTGGCCGGGACGGTGCTGCCGTCACCTTCCATCATGGCTTCCCAGCGGGTATCGTTCTGCAGGCAATCCAGGCTGGAGACCAGATCGGCCAGCCAAGCGACTTGGCCCATGCCCTTCTTGACGGGCTCGGTAACAGGCGGCGTGACGGCCGGCGCATTGAGAGCTCCAAGCTTGGCAATGCGGGCTTCTTCCGTGCGCTCATCCGCCGGCGTCTTGTCGATGCAGGCAGTCGCCTCGGCCTTGGTGAAATGCTCGTGGCCTGGATGTGCGCAGGTCCATGCCTGTTTCAGCAGGTTGGGCGACGGTTCGGCCGCCGGCAGATCGGCCTTGAACATTTCGAAGACCGCTTCCGGGTTGGCGGGGCGATCCACCAGGCTGATTTCCATCAGCGCAAGATCCGTGATCACCGCCTTGTTGGCCGGATCGCGGCCCTTCACGGCGCCCCCGATCGAGAAACCCTTGTAGACGCCTTCCTTGACCTTGATCCAGGCGGCGTCGTCAACGACCTTGGCCGACAGATAGAGACCCGTATCATCCATCTCGGCGCTCTTGGCGACGCCAACTGCCGAGGGCTGATGCATCTCCCGGATGTTGCCGAACTTAATGTAGTCAGGCAGCGCGGCCTTGATAGCCTCGCGCTTGACGACCTCGCCCTGGCTATCCAGCGCCTCGGTCGACGCGTAGCCGTAGACCATGCGCTGCTCTTCGTCGATCTTCTGGATCGGAGCGAAAATCTTCATCAGTCGGTCTCCTCGTTGTCATCGCTGCCCAACACAGGGGCGACATCACAGACGCAATTCGGATGGGCCGGCGGCGCGTCGTCACCGCTCGGGAATGTCTCATCGATGCCTATTTCGCCAGCATCTGCATTGCCTTGGCATATGTCGCAGGCTTCCTCGCCCAGCAGCCAGACCTTGCCCGTCACCACCCCGCTTGCCCGGTAGCCGGCCATGGCGCCGCGGGCATTGGCAAAGGCGAGCTCAGTGCGCGCAATGGTCTCAGCTCGCGCTGCGCTGAATGCCTCGCTATCGGCGATCTCGTCTGCCAGCCGGTCGGATGACCATCCCTCCTCGATCGCGCTGCCGATGGTGGTGCGCAGCTTGTCGCGGGTTGATTCCTTGATCGACCAGCCCGGCGTCGGGTTATCGACCAGGATCTCGCCGTGATACGTCTTGCCGACCAGCTCGGCGGCGCGATCGGTGGCATAATCGACCGCATCCTGATGCACCTGGCTGGTGATTCCCTGGTCGCTGATACCGACCTGAACCAGCGCCTTCTGCCCGGCATCACCGAAGATGCGTTGCAGCTCTTCCTCGGTCGGATCGAGCAGCACATCAAGGCCGCTGAGGTCGAGCGCCTGCAGGATGGGGCCGATCCGGCTGTCATCCGGCGGGGCCATCTTGGTGACCTCGGGCGTGACGTTCGAAATGCCCCTCAGCTTATGTGCGACCTGCGCCGCGACGTCCTCGGCAACCGCCTTGAATGCGGCGGCGATCTTGCGCTTCAGGCGGCGGATACCCTTATTGACCTGCGGCCGCGTGGCCTTGATGGGTGCCGGCCGCTTCATGGCCCGCTTCACGAAAGGGGCGGTGGCTAGTTTGCCTACCTCCGGTTTCGGATCATCGCCCTTGGCCGGCGGCGTCTTGCCGTCCTCGCCGGGCTTCGCTGCGCCAGGCTGACCGGGCATCCCGGGGACAACCACCGGCTCGGGCGGCTCCAGCGCATCGGCCAGCGTGATCGGGCCGGTGCCAGTGTAGATCAGCGGCTCGTCGCCGTCCGGAATCGGGTCGAGGCCGTCATCAGCCCGGGCCTCGTTGATGGTCTTGGTGCCATTGCGGACTTTGATATCGTTGGTCTGCGCTAGCTTTAGCTGATCGACCTGCTCGTCATCGACCCATGTGAATTCCAGGTCTGGCGCCTGAAAATACTTGGCGACGATCGCATCAATCAGATTCTTGATGTAGGTCAGCAGGGGGGTGATGCCCTCCTCCTTGGCCTGCTGCAGCGAACTGTCGGCCGTCGCCCGGTTCACCTGTTTGATGAACGGCGTCGGCGAAATCGAGAAGGCAAAGCAGACGATTCGAGCCAGCCACTCGTCCATTTCGTCCTTCAGGACAGTCTCGCGTGTCGGCACATAGTTCTTGGCGATGTCGCCGGGCACGAATTTCATGTGCCGGCGCTGGGCCATATTACCCTCTAGCAGGCTGTCCCAATAGGCCTGGAACTGCTTGATCTGATCTGGCTGCCAGGTCGCCGGCACGCCTACCAGCGCCTCAGGCACGTTGCCCTCGGTGTAATATTGCAGCTGGTTGGTTTGGCGCCGTAGGGCGATGTTGACCGTGGCAATGATCTGCTCGACAGGTGAATAGCCAAGCACCTTGTTGGTACGATAGTTCCGCATCGAATAAATCAGCTCGTCGCGGCTGTAATCCACCGCCGGCACGCCCTTCAGGAACTGCTGATAGGCGGCCTGCGGCGGTAACGGCGTGCGTCCGGTGCGGTCGATCAGGCGCTTAATTGTCGCGGCATCGAACAGTTCGAGTGCATAGAGTGGGCCGCCGAGGGTCGCGCGCGGGTAGATCGCGACGGCATCCAGGACAAACAGATCCTCCAGCAGCGCCCGCAACCAGGTCGACCAGGGATGTTCCTTGTCGGGCTGCCGCAGGAACGCCTCGATATCAAGCGCTCGCTGATCGGTCACGGCGTCTTTCTTCGCCTTCTGGCCCGGTCGCTGGCGCTTCTTGATCGAGAAATCCAGCTTTTCGATCTGATCCTTACGTGTCTCGATTACCAGACGTAGCAGGTCGTAGCCATCGGCCAGGGCTCGCAGTTGGTGGAAGCTGATGGCCTCGGTCGACCGCGGCTGCAGCTGGAGGTTATAGGCAACCGGGAAATCGAACGTGCGCCCCCGCGCCTGCTCCTGTGCGAGCGGCAGCGTCGGCTGACCGGGCCCGAACCAGTCATTGACGAAATCGACATCGCTGATCGTATAGCGAACGCCGGCAACCACCTGATTGATCGTCTGCTGATCGATCGGCATGCCCTTCTTGCCGCTGCGCTCACCCATGCTGCGTCTTGCCTTTCTCAGCCTCTTTCGCAGCCGCCGCTTGAGCGGCGAGCTGGGCGTAAAATTCGAGCATGCCGGTCTCGGTATCTTCGAGCATCAGCTCGGTGAACGCCCAAACCAGCGCGTCCATGCGATCGGGCGAATAACCCATAGCCTTGCGATCAAAGTCGACCGTGAAGCCGCACATCTGATCCTCGAGAACCGGGAACGCGCCGATATGATGGATGCGACCCTGCTCATAAAGCGCTGCCACCGGCTCGGCCCGGACTGCCTTGCCCTTGGTCGCGTGCACGCCCTTGTAGGAGACGTTGCGATCGACCACGCGCACGGTGGATTCCACCATGTCGCCGCCCTGATTGATTTCAGCGACGATGCGGTCAGCTTTTCGATTGTGGTATTGCGCGACGGCCTCACGCGCCCATCCGTCCGGTGAATAGGCCCCAGATCGGTCTTCCCACACATATCCGTGGTTATCGAAGCCAAGGCCGGCGACCACGATCCCCGTCTCGTCAGACCCTTCGTTCGTGCTCGTCGCCGGATCGATCGCGACCACGATCCGCCGCATCTCCGGGACCGGCTTGCCAGTGGGCCCGCCGACCCGGAGGTCGTCGATCATCTTCCTGTTCCAGAGCGCGCCCGGCATGTCTTCGAGCAGCTCAGCGTAAAGCTCTTGCCGGCCAAGGCGGGTGCCTTCATATTTCTTGATGATCTTGCTAAGAAACTTCGGCGACAGGTTCGCCTTGTTGTCGTAGGTCGAGCCCCTGGTGATCGTCGTGCCAGAATCAACCAGCAGGTCCTTGACGAGCTTCACTGGCTTCGGCGTGGTCGTGACGCAGGACTGAGGATTTGGGCCAAGCCGTAGGCCGAACATCAGCATGTCCCAGGCGTCCGGATAGCGCCATGATCCCAGCTCGTCGCACCACGCCGCATCGTGCTGCGGACCGCGTAACCGTTCCGGCTCGTCCGCCGAATACGTTGTCGCCAAGGCGCCGTTGGGCCAGGTCAGTCGCCGCTTGGACGGCTCGTAGTGTGGTCGAAACCACGGCGGCGAAATAGCCAGGATGCCGGACTCACCCTCGACCAGCACATCGCGGGCGTCAGATGCGGTCGGCGCGACGAGGGCGATACGGCCGAACTTGCCGGAGGTTGCCTTGTCCCTCACCCACTCGGCGCCGGTACGCGTCTTGCCGAAACCGCGGCCTGCCAGCAATAGCCATGTCTGCCAGTCGCCGATCGGCGCCAGCTGGTTGGGCCTGGCCCAGAACTGCCAATCGTATTCGAGGGCAGCCGCCTCTTCGTCAGTTAGATCCGCCAGGACCTTCAGGCGTTGTGCTTCCGGCAGCGAGGCTAGCGAGGCGGCGAGCGATACGGTCCCGGGCATCACTCACCTCGATCGGCTGGCCGTTCGGGCCGGAATGCTCGGCGGCGATCCGATATTTGAACGTCTCGGGTTTATAACCATTGAGAAGGAACATCATCAGCTTGTCGGACCCCTTGAAGGCCCGCTTGACCGCCTCGTCCTGCAGGGCCTCGATGCCGAGTTTGAATGCGGCGTCCCAGGCCTTGGCGAATGCCTTGTCGCTGTTTCGATGGTCATAGGCCTTCGACCGGCTGACCCGCGCGACCTTGCACGCCCAGACCACATTTGGATGCGTCGCCAACGCCTCGAGGAACCTGTCCCATCCCTTCTTGGTAACCTTGCGCCCTCTCATGACGTCGGATCCTCGCAGCTGACCGCGCCATAAAGCACCAATGTCTCGGCCTGCGATGTCGTGGCGGTGAAGATCACCAGATAGCGCTCGCCGGCAACTAGATTGCTGATCAGCTGCTGGACGATGTTGCCCGTGATGATGGCCGGTCCGCTCAACCTTGTGGCAGGGCTCGGATCAATGCCGTTGAGCGCAACCAGCGTGATCGTGCAGGACGCAACGCTATCGGCCGCCAGCAAATCGTTGGTGAAGTCCATGCCGTAGCGCTTCGCCTCGGTCGGCTGGGCGGGGCTGTAATCGGGCTTCACGCGCATGGGTCGGTCAGTCCTTCAGGCGATGGCACGGCGCTTCGGTGAGGCAAGCGTCCGGTAAACGTTGTTCGGGGCCACGGTCTGGATACGATCGGGGCCGAGGCGCATCATGGCCTGGTTGTCGCCCGTATCTACCGGCGGCGGCGGTGCTGGGGCCATCGCCATGACCGCCGAGATCCATCGAGCTGATGGGCTGGTGTATGGGCCCGGGTCGATCGTCGAGGCCAGCTGCTGCAGGTAGTCGGTGCTGATCGTCGCCTGATTGACGCCGCCCTGGCTCTGCGACCAGCCGAGGCCGGTGAATCCAGCCGGAAAGCCGGTCGGGGTGATCGTGCCCGCCCAGGTCATCCATGAGACCCACAGCGTGTCAGCTAGGCCCCAGCTCGGCGACAGGGCCGGCGGGTTGGGGTTTGCGCTGTTCGCCTGCAGGATGGCGAATTCGGGCGCCTTGTTCGGGTCGAAATCGTAGATCGCGATCGCCTGGGCCTGCCAGCGCATCGCGGCGCTCAGGATGATCGGGAACGTCGTGCCGCCCTCACTGCCGTCGGCGATCCGGTAACGGATGTCCTGCTGGATGTTGTTGTTATTGGTCTGCGACGGTCCCGGTATCCAACCGCCCGGCCAAGTGTGCGTCGTCGAGCCCCCTGGGCTGAAGCCGACGGTGATCCGGTCGCCCGCCAGAACCACATCCGGGTAGCTCACAACCGCCGTCAGGAACGCTGACCCGGCCCCGCTGATCTTGCTACTGCGGATCTTGGCGGCCATTGCTCGCTCTTGGGTTGCGATGTGGTCGGAAAAGCGCCGAAATCCATCAACATAGCGTTTATGTTTATTATGCTTGTAGTTATACGCATCGCGTATTACATTGTTCGTATGATAGAGAGCTTCAAAGACAAGGCGACCGAAACGCTGTGGATGACCGGCAAGTCAAAGCAGTTCGGCTCGTTCAAAAAGGTGGCGCTCCGCAAGCTCGATATGCTGCAAGCCGCCGTAAAGCTGGACGATCTGCGCTCGCCGCCGGCCAATCACCTTGAAGCTCTGAAGGCGGACCGTAAGGGCCAGCACAGCATCCGGATCAACGATCAGTTTCGGATCTGCTTTGTGTGGACTGCGACCGGCCCGGCCGATGTTGAAATCACGGATTACCACTGAGGGAGAGGGATATGACCCCCAACCGCATCACCACCCACCCGGGCGAGATCCTCGCCGAAGAGTACCTGAAGCCGCTGAACATGTCGGTCAACGCCCTGGCTATGGCGCTGCGAGTGCCCGCAACCAGGATTGGCGCCATCGTCAAGGGCGAGCGCGGCGTCACCGCCGATACCGCGCTGCGGCTCGGCCGGTTCTTCCGCACCACGCCAGAGTTCTGGGTGAACCTGCAGGCAATGCATGACCTGACCACGGCCAAGGCCGAGATCGGTGAAGCGATCGAGCGCGATGTCAACCCGCATGCTGCTTGATCGGGTGCAAAAAGGCCGCGCCTACCTGGAATGACGTTTCCCTGAGAACCAGCATCAAGGAGGAGACAATGGCAATGATGGAAGCTCGGAACGCAGACACTGAAGCGCCGGCGCCTCTGATTGGCGCAGATGGCCAGTCGATGACGATTCCTGAACTTATCGTTCATACGACGAACGATTTCATGGGCAACACGTTACGATCTAACCTTAACCACCCCTACGTTGGAACGCATTGGGATAGTCAGCTCCACATTAGATCGGTGATCATAATCGCCGGCACTTGGACTTTTTTCGAAGGCGAAGAGTATCAAGGTCGATCCGTCGAGCGAGGCCCCGGGTATCATCCGAACTTTCCAGACTTCAACGCCAAGTCATTCAAAGTCTCGCAGTGAAATGCGAAAGCGCCCGGCGAGGTTTCCCTCCGGGCGCTTTAATTCACTCTTGCGCAAACATGCTCGCCTCCAGATCGGAAGTCAAGATCAGGTATTTTGCTGTAACTTCCGATACTCGATGTAGAGGTCCCAATAGCGTTCCAGACCATCGCGCAACTTTCCTAAAGCATTGGCCCGACTCATTTTTTGATGAACGCGGACGGCATGCAGGCTGATGCCGAAGACGGCGACCTGCGTGACGATCCGAAGCGTTTCAGGGGCCTTGGCCGAGAGGTCGGCGGTCCATGGCAGGTAGCAGGTTTGCCGTTCGGTATCCAAATCGTCGGTCATGTCCGGGGCTCGGAAGCCGCCGCCGGACGTCCGCCCTGCCCCGTCCATCCGACCGATCCTGGCCTGGCCGGCCGCCGATATCGCCTGGAACACGCAAGCGATGCGGCGCGCGGCCGCGGCCTGCTGAGGGGAGATCCGGTCCTGCTCCCGCTCGGCTTCCTCAAGCGCGCGAATTGAATCACGCCGAGACGGCCGCGCCAGCTGCTCAGGGGTCGCGCCCTCGTCATCCTGGCGTGGCGGCACCCGCACGTGAGCGACCAGCTTGGCGAGGTCCGCCATGCGCGCGGTCATCGTGCTGATCTGGGCCGTCACCATCGCCTCACGGCCGTTGGCGCTGAGGTACTTCTGGCGCCGCTCGATGTCGGCCGTGAAATCGTCCAGCTCCTGCTGCGCCCGCGCAAGGCTGACCTGCAGCGTTTGTGGGATCAGCTCCCGACGGTTGACCAGCGTCTGGATCTTGCCGTCAAGCTTCGCGATCTCCTGCTTCACGCGCTCGATAGCACCCGGTTTGCCATTCGCGATGGCCGAGGCCAGGACCGCCACCTGCGCGGCCCAAAGATCCCTGTCCTCGTCCACCCTTGCAACTTCGGTCATTCCTGCCGCCGTCCCTTTTCCGTTGTCCAATGTGTTCAGGATAGCTACCGATTAAGTCGCTCCAAGACGCCGATCAGCCGGTAGAGTTCTTCCGCCGTCTCGCGGTCGATACGGCCACTAAAGGCGAGACGACTGACGTCTTCGCGGGACCTGGTGGCCGTACTTTCGCGGATCGGATTGATCCATAGCCGCTCTAGCCGGATCGATCGCGGAACCTTTGAGTAGACTTCAAGGCGGGCCTCACCGAGCTGCGACGGCTTCAATTTGTTGATGATCTCCAGCATCTGGCCCGCTTCACCCGTAAGCACCACGCTCAATTCGATCGGCTGCATTTTCCATTCCTTCTCGCCGGACGATCCTTACAGAATGATCAAGCTACCTGCCGGCTGTCCTCGGTATCGACGACCGTGTAATGGTTGTCCTCGGTGCTGAAGACGACCTCGACCTCGCCCGGTACACCGATCTGGTCGTGATACTTCGATTTCGCGATCTTGATGATGGTCACGGGCCTGCCATCCCGAGCGCCCATCCAGACCACGATCCCGACATCCGACTTGTTCGCCCAGTGCGCCGAATCGCTGATGTCGTAGAGGGTCGGCATCGGGTAATCGCCGCTCTGCCGGTCGCGGTGCAACTTGGCCGGGTGGGCCGCCACGACCAGATGAACCTGATACCGCCGAGCGAACGCCTTGAACTGCTTGATCGCAAAACCGGTGTATTCGGTCATCGTCATTTCCGGTGGCCTGACGTGATCCATCTCATTCCAGGGGTCGATCACCACCATCTTCGCCCCAAACCTCACCACGGCCACCGCGCATCGCTCCAGCAGCCAGGGGAGCGTCACGTCATCATCGAAGCCAGGGACGATGAAGCAGAAATGCTTGTCGATCCATTCGTCGGCCCTTGCGATCTCCTCCTGGCTCTGATGGATCACGCGCTTCCGGTTGAAATAGGTCCGCAGGTTCCGCTTGTGGTCGGTCTGGGCGATCTGCTCGAAGCTGGCGAAGCACGTCACCCAGCCGTGATGCATGGCCTGACGTCCAGCCACCTCGTTCAGCCAGCTTGACTTGCCGTGCCCGGGGATACCGGTGACGGTCACGAAATCGCCGGGCCTCGGCCGGTAGTGGTTGTCGATCACCGGCATGCCCATGGGGAACCGGAGCGGCGTTTCCAGCGGCGGGAGATCGCCCATGCGATAGACGCCCGGCATGTCGCACCATTGGGCCTTCTGGATCGTGCGCTTCACGCCCTCGACGCCATAGGCTTTCAGCGCGTCGTTGAGATCCTTGCAGCCCTTCGGATAGCGCACCCACTTGCACCTGACGCGGCCAATGCGGATAGCCAGATCATTCATCAGGTTGGACCCCGGACCGTCTCCGTCAGTCGCCAGGATGATTTCCCCGCAGGCCTTGAGATAGTCCAGGATCTCGGAAACGTAGCTGTATTTCTGGCTGTCCTGGTTCGTGACCTCGACGCTGGGTGCGCCATCGGGAACGCTGACGGTACGGACAAATCCGCACTGGATCGCGGCCAATGCGTCGAATTCGCCCTCGGTGATGATCAGCGGCTCAGTCGCCAGTGATGCGTCGGTGATGACGTCCTGGTTCCAGAAGACCTTCGGTGCCCCGGCGTCCTGGTAGAATTTCTTCTCACCCGAAATCGTGCGGCGCTTGTGGTTGACGGTTACGCCGTCGACGTTGAAGGGGATGACGATCCAGTCTTCACCGCCAGGCCTCTCGACACTTTCGACTCCAAACCTCGCCAGTGTTTCGGCGTCCAGGCCTCGATCGCTTAAAATCTTCAGGTGCTTGTCGGTTAGCATTTTCAACGCCTTTGAAGCCGCAGTGGTGACAGAACCAGGTCGCTGTATCGCCGTCGATCTTGACCGACAGGCAGGCCTCGGTCTTGTTCCGCCGAGTGTGCGAGCATTGGGGGCATAGGGTTTTCTGGTTGCCTTGTCGGGGGTGTTTCAGCGTGATGCCGTGAGCCGAGAGGTTCATCACAGCCCCCCGAAGCGATGGCGGTTGAGATCGACCTTGGGTGGCTCTGGTCCGCCGGCGCTGAGGCATTTGGTGATGAAGCTCACCGGCTCGACGGCTTGAGCCAGCTGCGCCCGAGTAACGGCGTCGATGATCGCTTCGTCGGAATAAGCCTTCCGCCATCGACCAAGGATTTGCCGGCACTGCTGATCGGACTTGCCTGTGGCGGCGATGAGGTAGGTTAACGGCTTACCCCAGATGGTCGGGACGGGAGGCATCTGAACGACCCCAGCGACGCCCTCCGCGTCGATAGCTTTAGCTATCGTTCTTTCTTTCTTACCTTTACTTACCTTAAGAGCGTTTTCCGCTGGATTTCCGACGGAATGGCTTTCATTTTCCGTCGGAAACAGATCACCTTTCCGGATCTCATCTTGTGGAATATTGTCATCCGTCTGTTGGAATTCCTCCGGGATGTTGACGGAAATCGGCTCGGGCTCTGGCGGAAGGGGTGCCTGCTTTTCGTTGTTTTGTTTGCGTTTTCCGTTCTCTTTCCGGATCCGGTCACACTCCCGCTGCCATTCTGCCTTCATCTTCGAATTGAACGAATCGGCCGCCCGTCCACAAATGACCTCGTGATACAGGCGCCCGTCGCTGCACTTCCTCCATCCGTAGAGGGCGCCCTCCCTAACGCGCCTCCACTCCTTGATGACGCGGCCAAAGCCAGCCAGCGCCGCGAGCTCTATGTCGTCGTCCGGCAGGCTTCCGGCCGGGACCTGGTGCCAGCTCGCACACCAGAGGAGAACGCCGACCATGAAGTGCTCGGGATCGGCCGAGGCGGCGAATCGACTGTCGCGTAGTTGCCGGACATGCAGTGGCATATAGGACAGGCCGGTGAGGTCGACATGTGCGGGTATGAAGGGCGCTGGCAAATGATCCGTCATTTTGTTGCTACCGTCGCGCCGTAGCGCTGTTGTCTAATCGTCCAATGCGAGTGACCGCGGTGTCCCAGTTTCCCCGAATTTGCTTATGCTCGATCAGTTCATTGAGATACGTTGTCGCCATCCTCGCCGCCCTTCCCCATTCCTTTGTCGCTTCATGCGATTGAATCCCCGCAGGAGGGCTGGCAGAAATCACTCGTTGGTGATGCTGCTCAACCGCCGTCGAGCGCCTTCAATGCTTTCATGCCCTCAGCGATCTGCTGGAACGCCGCAGCGCGGCGATCGCAGAGTTTGATCAGGACGCAGCCGGTCGGCTGAAGAATTTCGTTTGCGAGCGCATCGTCGGCAAAGGCGAGCAACGCCATCAGCACGGGCCCGCTTGGATCGTGGTTGCCGCTCATCAAGTTATCGACCGTGCTGGCAGAACAGCCCAGGCCGCGCCGAAGGTCATCTCTCGTCAATGCCCGCGCATTGACCCGGTGCCACAGCGCGTCGCTGATCCGTTTTCCCAAACTTTTGGGGGAATTATTTCGATACTTCACGGCTTCCTCCATCACAGATTGTGTCTGTGACGAAGGGGCCGACGGACAAGGCAACGAGGTGACGGATTGAGAGCCTACCGAATAGTTTCGATTGGAGAGCTTGCGAGAAAGATCGTGGCTGACATGGCGCTGCAACGCCGATCGGCCGGTGGTGTTCTGAATGGAAAGTCCAGCGGAGCTTATCGCAGCGGGGCTCGCGATAAGCTCCGCGGGAGGATGCGGCCTGCGGGCAGCGGCGGAAAGGGTCATAGACTCCCCCTCCCCGCCACCGCGATGGGATTGCGCGGATTTAAGTTGCTGCTTCCGGCAGGGAACGATGTGCCGGCTGTGATTGGCCCATCACCGCATACGGGAACACTCATTGCTGAGTGCTCTCGAGCGCCGTTACCGTAGTGATTGCGACCGGTCATGCAACATCGGCTTGCTTCTGTTGCACGACACGGCCCGCCTCGATAAGGCCCCCGACGGTATCGGGCAGTTCGTGAGAAGGAGCGGCAGCCAGGACGGCGGTTAGCCGCCACGGGGGAATTCGCCCCGACCTCACCCAGCTGTGGACCGTCGAGATGCTGATTCCTAGAGCTCGAGCGAGCGCGCTGACGCCGCCGAATGCGAGGGCGATCAATTTGACGTCAGAGACAGAGGGCTTTTCCATGTCCGTAAATTTACGATAATCGCAATAAATTCGTCAAGACTATTCTTCCGATTTTCGCAATCCGTAAATGACATCAAAGATTTCAACGTTTAGAAGGTGTTATGGCTCGGAGAATCGTATCTAACCCCTGGTTCAATGCTCAGCTCAAAAGCAATGGGTTGAATAAAACCCGCCTTGCACGAGCTGTCGGCATTCATCCATCGGCGCTTTCGAATATCCTCAGCGGCAATCGACGCCTCCAGTTGGATGAAGCAAATAAGATCGCAGAGGCCCTGCACCGGCCGGTCGTTGAGGTGCTGGAGCGTTTCGGGATCTCCTTCGGCCCGGGCCTTGGCGGCTCCGGCCTTTTGTCTGGGCAGATTAGCTCCGAAGACAAAGCCGTCTTCTTCAATGAAGCCACAGGTCCGGTCGAACTGAAATATATCGATCTGAGCATCGGCCTTTTCTATAGCTTCCTTGAGTTTACAACGAATGAGGCGGCTCCGCGCTATTTCGCCGGGGAGCTAATTGGAATCCAAGAGGAAAACGATCTCGATGCCTGCCTCGGCGCCGAGGCCGTGGTTGGCCTGAAGGATGGTACAGCGGTCTTTAAGCGCGTGCAGCCAGGCAGCGGCCCGGGCCTCTTCACATTGATTTCGCTAAATCAATCCCGCCCCGCCCTCATTGATGTGCCGCTTGAATGGGGCTATGCGGTCGGCGTCCACGTTCCCATCAATGCCGTGCGATCTTCGGACAAATTGCCCTAACATGCGCTCGCAACCCAAGAACAGTAGTCGCTACGGCTTATCCCTTGAACCCGCGGCAAGTTTTTCTTAGTCCTCCGACAAACAGGCTGTTTCGGGACGCTTGGCACCGCCCCAATTTAATTTCCTTACGATTATCATAATTATTTTCTTGCGATTTTCGTAAGAAACTGCATATTCATCCCATCAGCCATCGCTGATCACAGCCGCCTCCTCCCCGCACGCGGCCGTGGGATTGCCAACGCCCGGCGCTGCTTCATCCCCAGCGTCGGGCCGGCAAATTGGGAGAGCGAAAATGAAAGTAACCTCAATATCGACCGCTGCCGCGCAACCTCAGCTGGCCAGCAACGCCAGCGATGAACTGGCCATCGACGAGGCCATCACGATTGCCGCTTGTGAACTCAGGGAGCAAATCGCCAACATCACCGCTGCGTACGGGTTGATACATTTGCAGGCGCCCCAGGGTGATGATGACAAAGATGGGCACGGCGAACTGATCGTCTATTTAGGCGAACGCATCTATATTCACTGTGACCATATTAGGGAACTGGCTAAACGGCTCAGGTCCAAAGATCCCAAAAGTGCTCCCTACCCGAAAATCGTCACCGATATCACTCCAGCCGCTGAGCTGGTCGGCAGTGCGATCGCCCATCACCTTAAAGGCTTAACGACTGCGGCAGATCTGATCCGTCAGCTTGCGCCCGATAAAGAGGGCCGCGATCAAGCACGAAACGAAGCCACTCGGTATCTGGTGCAACAGATTTTCAATCACGTTGCCGAGATTGATAAGGAAGTCATGCCCATTCTCTTGGGCGGGCGCGATTACATGGCGCCTGTCGCCGCGCTCTAACGGCACGCGCCGATCCGGACAGCCCCAAACTCGTTATCTCATCAGGAGAGCACTATGCAGATCCGTCAGATTTCAATCTCACAGACCGAAGCTCACAGCAGCACCGCTGCGATTGCAACGGCCGCTCTCGGTTCCCCAGCAGCAGATCCTGTAGTGAGGATGATGCGGCGCGCCAGGCAGGCGATGAACATGATGTTTGATGCTGATGAAGCGGGGCTTCGCGCGACAGATCTCGCAGAAAAACATCGGCATCGGGAGACCGAAGAAGCGGCTACAAACGAGCTGACAGAGATCGAGCGGCAGATCGGCGAAACTCCTTGCTCTACTCTGGAGGGTGCGCTTGTCCATGTGATGTTTGCACTTTCATGGAGCGAGCCTGGCGGTGATGACAAAGAGGCTGACGCTGAGCGTTGCCGTCGTGCTGACTTTGTCCTCACATCGGCCCTTAAGGTGCTCCTCCAGGCAACTGGCTTCGACCTGCAGTCGGTTCTTGGCGAGTATTTCCTGACCGATGACCAGCTTTCGCTTTTGGGCGATCGTGGTGAGGCGCCTCCCACCGTGGCGCAAGCAGCGGAATAGCAACGGAAATTGAGTGAATGACGGTCGTGCGGACCTGCGGCCGTCATTCGCATCGCGCTCAGCGAGGAGCTTTTAAATTGGTGAACCCACAGATCTTGAGCGATTTGATTGTCCTGCTGAAAAAGACCAAGGAAGCAAGCCGACCGCTCGACGACGCGATCGACGCGTGCGTTGGGAAAATGCCACCGGACTACGGGGGAGGCAGCTGGCATCGATTGGCGCCATGCTCATATGCTCGCCCCGCCTCTATCGCCGGGGGCATCGAAACATATTTCTCGCCGCATTTCACCAGCAGCATAGATGCAGCATCGGCACTGATTCCCGCCGGCTGTATCTGGCAGATCCTTCACGCGCCGGCGGGCCCACGTGGGAGCGTCTGGTGCGTGAGGGACAATGGTGGAGATTTTGACGTCTGGGCGGATAGCGATGTTTGCGCGACGCCGGCGCTCGCGATTTGCGTCGCTGGATTACGGGCGCAGTTGCAGCTGATTGACGGCGGTGGGCCCGTCCGCAGTGCTTCAGCGGCATAAGAGAAGATGGCCAGACGTCCGACCATCGATCATTGCGATTCCTCGGTATGGCATTTTACGCTGTGATGAGACACCGAGAGCCGTCATATGAGTTAGGACGCTACAGTGGAACTCATCGACAAACTATTCAGCGCAACCAATCCCTCCATCACGCCATAGATGAAGGCTGCTACGCCCAGGGCTGCGGCGACCATCGCCAGAATATGGAAACAACGCGCGACTATCTCTCCCTTATTTCGAAACTGAAATCTGCTGTAGGAAAGTTGTGCAACGTAGCTGAAACACGCAGACGCGATCGCCGCCGTTGCTCCTACCGCGAAAATAATCAGGCTATGAGAAGCTGGCGCGATAGCCTCTTTCAATGCCGGCTTACCCCATATGGTGCCGAGAAATGCGAGTACCGTCCCGGCCGCGGCACTGTTGGTCAATATAATGCTGTTAATCGCAAGTGTTGCGAATCCTACAATGGCTTGAGTGTGGGTCGCATAAAGCTGAATTTTAGCTTCGCGCTCGCGCATGGTGCGCTCATCGAAGCGCCCCGGCCTCCTCGAATTCCCAGTCGTTTCGGCTCGCCTCACTCGAATTCTGGCCATATTGCTCGCTCACTCGCCGTCATGGATAGGAGCGACGGCCGTCAATGCCTGCTCAGTCAGACTGCGGCTCAGCGCCACGTGTCGCTCCATCAGCTCGGTCGGATTAAACTGAGGTCGCTGTGGCGTCACTGCTTCAATCATGCGATTCGTTTGTGCCATAGTGGCAATCAGCTGCTGGATCAGTCCTCCAGCATCGCTCCCCAATATGTAAAGATTGTCGACATTACGTTCGAGCGCCGGTGTGATAGGCACCAGAAGCCGATTACGTTCGTCTGGCTTAAGTGCGATTTCTGTGTCCGGCGGTGCCAGGCTCCTAAGCCTGCTATCGAGGACGTTGAGTTTGATTTTGAGCTCAAGCAACTCTGGGTAAATCGCCAATGCCAAGGATCTAGATCGGAGTTTCCGATCACTTGCCGCTTCCGCCCGCTCATCATGCCTAATGCGCCAAGGCACGTAGATCGCTATTCCGAGACCCACGGTCCCGATCATACCCTGCGCCCATGCCGCGGCGCCGGGATGCGTTTCAATCCAGTCGAGAACAGTTCCCCACATCTGATGCCCCCATCATTGATGGAAACCATCCTGTGTGACGGCGCGGACTTTATCAAGTCGGTGCACACATCGGGCGTGCGCGTACGGGGAATCACGGAGACAAAGCTGTGAACAGAAACCGCGTCCTCCCGTCCCGTTTGCAGCCCCTCCACTCGAAGCCGGCCGTAGAGGCTATTCAGGCTGCCGCCGACATCGACCCGGCGGTAAAAAGGGACGGACCGGCCGGATCGATCGCGGCCGACATGCTCTACGGAGCAGAGGAAATTCAAGAATTCCTCGGACTGAGAAACCCGAAACAGGTTTACTACCTAGTGGAAAAGGGCGAGGCGCCAATCAAGAAAGTCCCTGGCTTCAAAGGGTTGGTCGCCAGCAAGACGGCCTTAACGGCCTGGCTCCGGCAATATGTGCCGGGGCTTGCAGTCTGAGAGGTTGGCGGCCTAGGCTGAATGCATGCGGATCAGGAAAGTCAAATGGACGCGGGCCGACGGGTCGGTTGGTATCGGGTATCAAGCCGACGCCGGCCGAGATCCTTTTACCAGCAAGCGGCGGCGCAAGACATTTCCGTCCCGCGGCGAGGCCAAACAATGGCTCGAGCAGGGTGCGAAGCGGCCAGCAAAATCAGCCAAAGGCAAGACGCTATCAGAGATCGGCGCACTCTACGTCACTGATCGCAAGGCCGCTGGCCGCGAGCGGTCGACCTACGAGAAATACGACCAGCATTTCAAGCAACACATCAACAAGCTGGCATTCAAATTTGAGCAGGGCGACCCGCCAGAGGATGAGCGATTCGATGGTGTCACGTTCGGCGCCATGCGCCCGTCCGAGATGCGGCCCCGACATTTCATGCAGCTCAAGGCGGCATTGGTTGCAACGAGATCGCATGCGATGGCGCTGAGGATCTGGTCGACGCTGACGGCCGCCCTGGATCACGCTGTCGCGGCTGAGGTGATTGGCGCCAACGTAGCCGGCAGCATCAAGATCGACCGCCGGCCGCGCGAAACGCAGGAGCCTGTCGAGATTCCCAGCAAGGCGGAGATCGGCGCGATCTTGGAGGCAGCCCAGCCAGCGAACGGTGAACCGATCTTTGTTGGCCAAGCGATGATCACGCTGACCCTGACCACAGGCCTGCGGCCGAGCGAGATGCGGGCGCTGCAATGGTCGAGGATCTCGATCGACGCAGCGCCCTTCCTTGTGAAGGTGGCGGAGCGCGTTGACCAATGGATGGAGGTCGGGGCGCCCAAGTCTGCCTCGGGCTATCGAGAGATACCTTTGCCTGAATCGACTGCTAAGTTGCTGCGCGAGTGGAAGCTGAAATGCCCGAAGTCGGGCGAGCTCAATCTAGTATTCCCCAATACCGCCGGCAGCTACCAGAACCTGTCCAACATCCACAACCGCATCTGGACACCGTTTCAGATTGCGATCGGCCTGTGCGATCCGAAGCTTGGCGACGATGGTGCGCAGTTGGTCGATAAGGACGGCAAGCCCCTCTTTCAGAGCCGCTACACTTGGTATGCCCTGCGCCATGCCTATGCGTCGATGCAGATCGAGCTCGGAATCACACCGAAGAAGCTGCAGCATTGGATGGGGCACGCCAGCATACAGACCACGATGGATCTCTATGGCCACCTGTGGGCGGACCATGACGGGGATAGTCAGAACATGGTGGCAATGGACGTGTGGTTGAGAAGCTTGCCGAACCAGAAATAGGCCATCGTTGTCGCACAGGACTCGTGCCGCGGCTGGCCCTAAGAATATGTTGGGGGAGATCACAGATATGCATTTCAAGCCACTCGCGGGCGTCGTCATGGTATGGGCGCTCGCCGCCTGCACTGCGTCGAGGGTGCAGGTGAGGCCTGAGCAACTCACGGCCTTCCATCAGGGCCAGTCCACTCCGCAGGATGTCATCGCCATGCTTGGCAACCCGACCTCGCAAACCGTCACATCGGACGGCAGCCGGATGCTGTTCTACAGCTATGCGGCTGCCCAGGCTCGCCCGGGATCGTTTATTCCGATCGTCGGGCCACTCGTCGGTGGCGCTGATGTGCAGACGAGCATGGTCTGGTTTCGCTTTGGCCCGGACGGCAAGATGATTGACTATTCGGCCAGTAACAGCGCGACGGGAACCGCGACCGGGTTTGCGGCGCCCGCTACACCAACAACGCCGAATCAGCCAGCGGCGGCTCAATAGGGGGAGATCATGTGGAAGAAAAACTGGTTTTTGAATCCGAGATTTATCGGGTCGCTCAGTCTGGCTTTGCTAGTCGGTGGCTGCACAGCAACGACAGTGCCGCCGACGCAGACTCAAAAAGAGAGCAGCGTGACGACGGTGATCAACAAGCCGGTCGAAGAAACCTGGCAAGCCGTAATTGACTATGCGGGCACGACGTTCTTTGTGATCGACAATGTCGCAAAGGATAGCGGACTGATGACGATGTCATTCGGCTCCAATAATCCGGGCGATTTTATCGATTGCGGCACCTGGTCATTTGGCAATCGATCTGGGCCCTTCGTCCTCATAGTCGCGCAAGAGGGCGCACCAAATGCCCTGAACGGCAAACTCAATGTATTGGTCAAGGAGATTGCGCCTGGGCGCTCGCAGATAACGGTCAAGGCTCGCTACGTGTATCAGGTGACCGACCTCAATCGCGCGACAACAACGTGGGCATTCAACACGGGTGATCGTGCGACAAATCGGATGGGGCTTGGCAATACGGTCACATGCGTTCCCACGGGTAAGGTTGAGAATGACTTGATTGCGGGCACCCGCGGCAAGCTCGGCCTGTGA